AAAGTATTAAGTGCTGAAATGTCAGGGATTATTAAAGAACCAGACCATAATTCTAATTCTTCAATTGATGAACTGAAAGATGCTGAATCAATAAAATAAGAACTTGTGAAAGTATTAAGTGCTGAAATGTCAGGGATTATAATAGATTTCGGTTCCCATATATTAGAACTTGAATTGAAAGCCATAACTTGATTATCAACCGATCCAGTCCAGTTGATATCTGAATTTGGAAGGTGTATACTTCTACTGTTAGTTAATGATTCAACTCTATACGTTATTGGATTTGATGAATTAAAAATAGATAATTCACCATCAACTCCAGAATTATTACCAATCAATATATCAGATAATACATTACTTATCTTTCGGAATTTAATCATATCCGATTGAGATGCGCCAGAGCCACTCGAAAGAGAAATTGATTCAAAATCTCTAAAAATTAAGCCATAATTACCATATGCAATATCCTCACTTCCTGAGAATAACATCACTGAGACATTATTTGCTTTAAAATCAATTACATCATCTTCCGAAACTACAATATCAGAACCACTTGTCTCATTATGAATTAATAGAACATTAGGTAATCCTTGAGTTTCAGAAAAAGATGAACTCCAACCTTCCAATTCTTCAATTGATGAACTGAAAGATGCCGAATCAATAAAATAAGATGATGTAAACGCATTAAGTGCTGAAATGTCAGATGACCCCATTGGGACTGAATTTGGGATATATATTGGCCGTCTACCCATTAGTTTCTCGTTATCTTAGATCGTGGTGATCTATACCCACGAACTCCTTCATCTTTAATTAATCCATTGATACCATATACAGTTTCTTTATGTTGCTTTTTTAATAATCCCAATATTTTATCAATTTCAAATTGAAGCCTAACTGTTTCTAATTCATATTGTAATGAATCTGAGTACTCAGTATTATTTGCTACAGTTGTTAATTTTTTAGCGTTGCCACCGATTTGGTCACTAATCACAACAATCATATCAGTTAGATCATCGATCTCAGATCGATTCCTTTTTATTGAATATGAAATAGATCGCAATGTTGCGTTTATAGAATCCATTTTTAGTAACTGTGTATAATGGAGATCTAACATTGGGTTTATTTTAGCTAATTGAACCTCTTCTAAATTTCTTATTTTAACTGATAAGGTACTATCGGTGACTAACCCAAGTTCTTTTACAGATTGAGATAATATCATTTTTAAAGTTTCACGTTCATTTTCTATTATGGTATTTTTTGTATACTGCCAGCCTGATATTAACATTGCTATTATCATACCAACTGCTAATAATATCTGATGGATATTTTTAAGATATTCTATTACGGACTTTGATGCATCTTTTAGTTTCATACCTATAAATATTAATCAATTTCAATTACCACTAATTTAATTTACATTAACCGACTTTTACATTTGAAGAACCATTCCAATAATTAAAAACGAACCCATATGTACTATTTAACGTACTTATTAATGTAATTTTTGATGAACTTGGTACTTCATTTGTGCCTATATTTGTGCTATTATTACTGTTAGTGTTTGATCGGCTGAAATTAAAACGTTGACCACTTTGTAGTGCTGCGTTATTTGTGTTAATATCATCTATCATATCATCAATATTTGATTGACTTAAATCGTTCATTGAGAAATCAACATAACTATCTGCTAAATCTGGAAGAATTTGCGCACCAATCTCAAAATAGAAGTCTAACTGTTCACATCTTCTAATAATTATGTGTCTCATTTGAATCACACCAAAACCCAATGAGAGGCTGGTTAAATTAGGATTCCCCTGTATGGTGAAATCGTGATCACCCTGCCTTATAATATCACCCGTCCAGTTAGAGAAATTAATTGTAGAATTACCCACATTGGACATAGAGATTCGCCAAAAATCATTGGTATTTGTAGATGGGAAGTTCACCTGAATCCAATTCACAGGTCTTGAATCTGAAAAACTATATACTCTAAGATCATCCTTACATTGAGGGAGAGTTAATATTCGATTTGAACTGGTACCATTGTTGTCATGTCTGTAAATAACACACGATGTAAGTAAAGTGATCCCTGATAAATTTAATGGAAAATCAAGTAATCCATAATTTTGGCTAAATTTAAAATTTGTTACTCCCGCAATATTAGGCATTAAACGGAACTCTTCGGTTTGGCCACAGTTACCTATAGCTACGGTATTTGTAAAATTACCTGTCCATCCTGTAAAATCGACTACTAATGGGGATTCCATAATCGATTCATATCTGAACATAGAGAAGTCGTTTGTGTTTAGTGCAGCTAGTATTATTATCCCAGCAAAATCATTTCCAAATCCATGCAATTCCAATGAATCTGACATACCCCAATCTGACAAATCGAATGTGGGGTTGTATATCGATAGGTTCCATATACCATTTCGGTATATCTCTGTTTTTGGGCATGTATCAGATCCATTGTCTAATACAATATTATTGGCCGTGCCCATAGTTCTGTGATTACCTATGTATAAATCATCCACACCATCCATATTATTAGGAAGTGTCAGTAATTTCGGACCAACCCCTTGATTAGAAATTGAGAATTTTCCTGAGAATGCCCCCGACCATAATGACAAATCGATATCTTGTGATTGATACACCCCCCCTATTTCGAAGAAAGAGAAATCTTCACTATTGGATGTTGGTAAAGTGAGATACCAGCAAGTATTTGCCGTTGATGTCGTATTACCACGACCACCTATCTGTAATTTTGTTCTAAGTGATAGATCATCTATTTTTATAGAGCATTTATTGAAATCCTGAACATATAAATCTGAGTATGTTCCACCACCTGTTATTGTAACTATTTCAGAATCAGAATAATCATTTGCATTATCAGTACCTAATATTGATATTTCGTTAATATCAACTGGAGGTAATATCACTGTAGTATATATATTTCGTTTTAAATATAAATTATCAGAATCTATACCAGTTAGTTGACTCAGATCAATTAATGTAATACCTAAATCAATTCCACTAAAGTACGCACTACTATTTACGAATTCAAATTGATCATCTTCTTCGGAAAAAATCAATATTTCTTTCTCACTACTACCTATAAATTCCATTGTAACAGGCCAACCCGATCCATCAAAAGAACCTACAATCTGATCGATACCATCGATTGTGATTGTGGGTTGATCGGCACCTGAATATTTTAATAATACTGAGTATGAGCCTGAATAATCACTTAGAGATCGAATAGACCAAAGAGGATCTACTGCTGTTCGATTTGGGATGTGATACCATATCATTAAATATCCTTATTAAATTTAATTACAAAGTCCAATTCAGCCGATGCTGATATATCTGAAATATCAATTCCCAATCGATCACCAATGTTAAATATATTTGAGCCTGAAATAACTACTTCGGAATAACTACTAGTCGTTATTGAAATCGGGCCCTGTGAGCTAGTTACATCATTTATTGATACATTTAAATTCAATGAACCTGTTTGCAATAACCCACCGATGGCAACTATTTCACCTGAATAATGTGTACTGATTATAATTGTATATCCCATTTCACTTACAGTTGATATCAATCCAGCTGCTACATCAGGAATCATTGCGGTACCAGGAACAGCGGAACCTGTCCTTACAAAAAAATCACCAATATCTACATAAATTTGACCACTGGTTATATTTCTATATAATAGTTGACTTCCAGCGGATGTGGGTTCTGTAGTTACTATTGTTCCTGGAGTCGAACCCAAATACGACCATTGATCTCCTGTTAATGATGATGTGTAATCAACAACACCTTTAGTTACTATTTTAAATTTATTTACATTATACACATGCGAAACCACACCGTTACATCCCAATTCACCACTAGCGGTATTTGATGCTAATACATATTCAGATCCAGAATCCGAAAGTGGTGTTCCAATAGCAAATCCATGTGATGTTTGGTTTACTATATAAAATACAGAACCAGATTCTAAAGAATACGATTCAGCCTCAATAGGTAAATCAAATTCAGTACCATTAGCCTTTACGAAGGTGAGTACATTACCATACACGGATGCTGTTAATAATAAATTATCAACATTAAATTCACCATAACTTCCTGATACTATAATATCAGGCCCATCAATTACTGTTGAGCCTGATGGGTTTGTTGTTACGACACTAGGCCCATCAATTACGGTTGATCCTGAACTTCCAGATGCCGATGGATCGGTTATCCATGTGGATGGGCCTGCGTTTGGATATAATGTGCTATTTAATGAATTCCCACCCTCATATACAAATACATCACTTATTGAATCTGTTCTTGATATTTCACCATTTGAGTTTAGGTATTCTATCTTTATTATTTTAGGGTCTGATATAAACCTATCATTTAAGATAGTCTTTATTTTTAATGAGCCTGTGTAATTCACTCTAATATCATTTACTAATTCAAAATTTGAATCAGGAAATGCTACCGATTTTAGGAATACTTTTACCCTATCAACTACTCCTGATATTGGATCTAAATTATCAATACCAACGGTTACGAATGATGTTAAACTAGAGGTTAGTTGGGTGTTGGATTGTGTTGAATAATAATTAATACTATAGCTAGCCTCTGAAATTGCATCATATGTGTGTATTAAATCAGTTTGATCGGTAAACTCAGTGGTGAATGGGGTTTCTAATACAATGCGGTTATTTGATAATAGATACGATACCGATGAGGTGTATGATGTATTATTTATTGGATTCCGATACTTAGTAATTGGGGTAGCTGGTTCAGTAAAATCTGATAGGATCATATCATACCCAATCATTTCGGAATTGAACTTAGAGGTATCCTTTATTGTTATAACTGAGGTATTTCCTTTATAAAAATACGATGATAAACTGCCAGTTTGTGTTATTAATGATATACTATTAGCACTACTTCCTGTTGGTATTTGTGTATAGGTTTCGATGCTTTCAGATGCACTTATTACGGGTAACGATGTTGGGTTAAATATGATAGGTGTTATATTATCCCTACCCCTATCCACATTAACTTTATATTGCCACCTTACATTCGGTTTATTTTTAAATACAGTTGGAATGGTGTTACCATTACCATCAATCCTAGCAGTAGCTACTAATGATATAATAGCATCACCATTCGCCGTATTTAAATCACCAATATTATTATAAATCCATATAGATATTATTCTACTCTTATCCTCTTCAATAAAGTTTGGAATTTCAAAGTATATAGGATCTCCATTAGAATCTCTAATATCAATTTGAATCTCAGTATTTGGTAATAGGTTAAAAGGATGTGCAGATAACTTTACCATGTTCTTACCCTTGGTTAGAACTGTAGGTAAATATGACATTCTAAAGAAATCTGGAGATTTTTCAGATTGATCATTTATATATACATCTAAATCTGTTAGATTATTCCTATAAGCCTTTTTATATACTAACGACATCTATCCCCATTTCCTATAAATATTGTATCGATGAAAATCCATTCTTTTTCTCAATATCTATAATATGGTCAACCATATCTCTAGTTTTATCAATATGTGATATCGTTACTATAAATTCAAATTGAGTTTTTAAGTAATCAAATAAAAGATGAAGTGAATTAAAATTACTACTGTCCAATGATGAAAATCCCTCATCTATAGTTATAAAGTTAGGTCGTGGCAAATTAGATACATTGATTAAAGCACTGCGAATTGCAACAGATGATATGAATTTCTCCATACCACTTGTAAGTTCTAATGGCCAATATTCAGTATTACCATATGCGATATATGAATTTATATTTTTCCCATCAGTATCTAATAGGATTTTGAATTCAACAATTGATGATAGAATATTATTTATCTCATCTTCAATTTTTGGTAGAATATCAGATATTAATTTATATGGAATTCCATCTCGCTTCACACATTTCAAATAATACTCATACCCATCATATTTAGATTCCATATCTTTTAATTCAGAAATAGATTCATTTACATCATCGATTACACCATTGTGTACTTTTATATCACCACGGATTTCTGTAATGTCTTCCATTATAGTATCGACCAAAGCCTTAAAGTTATCTAAATCAATCTTAGTACGATCTACAGTTATATTTAAATTTTTATTAAAAATAATATCCTTTTGCTTTTTTTCTGAATTTTTGATTTTTATATCAACATCAGATAATTTTAATTCCAATGTAGATAGTTCTAAGCTGCAACTTTTATTTTTTAAACTTTCTTTCTCAACACCATGTTCTAATGTGGAAATTTCATTATGTAATTCTAAACAAACTTTTAAAATATCAGTTACATCAAACTGCAAAACTAATTCATTAACACCCTCTAGTGTAATAGTTAAATGTGATTTTCGAATATTCAAATCATCCAAATCCTTAGATATCTTATTAGATTCCTTTGCAAATGGTGTATTTTTATTATTATAACAATGAGTACATTCATCATCAAATGATAATGATCCAATTCCATCTAAGTGGGTTTGTTTGTGATTTAATTCAACATCTATTAGATCTAATTCAGATTTAATATCATTCGATTTATTTACATAAAGAATGTAACTTTCATTTTTTAATTTTAATTCCTTTAAATCATATTTCTTTAACTCAGTTTTTTTTGTTTTTAATTTAGATTTAAATTCCGTTAACACAGAAGCTATATCCGAACATTCGGATTGTTTATCAGTTATTTGCATTTTCAATTCAATATGTGATATTTTAAGAGTATCGATATCAACTATAGAATTATCTACATCACGTTTCTGATATAGTAACTTTTCCAATTCATTTTCTAATTCACTCTCTACATCTTTAGTTTTTATGAGATCTGCACTACAAACCTTTAATTTTGATTTCTCATCATTATACGAATCTATTGCATTACTTAACCTTTCAGTTAAATTTCTATTTTTATAACTCTTTAGTAACGTTCCTAATTCTTTAAGTTCATCGTTTGCAATATGATATAATTCTTCGAAAACATCCATATCTAAGAATTTAGCTAATAAATCCTTTCTATCCTTCTGAGACTTATTAATAAAACCAGCACTATCGTTTTGAGTCGATAATGCTGTTAATATAAAATCATCATAAGATCCCACATAATTACGGATTATAGAATTAGTGTCACGTCGTTCCTCACCATTAAGAGATTCTTTATCACCATTGGTATTGGTGGTATAAAACTCAACATCAACTTTGACAGTTCCTTTTTTTAGTGATTTCGTAGCATGTCTTTCTATAAAATAACTCTTACCGTTAATTTCAAATTCAAATTTACAATCAAACTTATCTTTTGAGAAATTTAAGACATCAACTGCTTTTGAAGTTCGTGAGCATTTATCAAATACACAAAATGAAAGGGCATCCCATAGTGATGATTTACCACTTGTGTTTGGTGCGAAGATACCATATGTACCTCTCATATTTGTAAAATCAATAACATTAGATTCACCATAACTAAACATATTTGAAAACTCAAATTTCTTAGGTCTCCAAATAATATTTTTAAACCCAGAATATCTACCTAGCTTTTTATTGATATCTTTGTTGATATCTTTAACAGTATGTATTAACTTATCTGATAGAATATAATTATCTTCTAAATATGATTGAATTAATTTATCTTGAAACGATTGATCTCTCACATTTTCTAAATGAATATGAGTGTCATCTGTAGTGGTTAACCCATTAGTTACCTTATGTACTGATATTTCTTGTACACTCCTACCCACTCGAAGATCAGATATAATTTCTTTTAATTGTGATTGAGATGTATTTTCTGCTCTAATTCGTATTCTAGCTTTCTTAGGTATATCCACAGAACCTATTACATCACCATCACTCACATCAATAGTAACATACCCATAATCATTTTTTATCGGTACAAATTCAGATTTTTTTGATTCGACATCCCATACAAGAATACCATGTTTTGGATATTTTGATTCTGCATGATTCTGCATTATAGTAGATCCACAGTATTTAATAGTACCCTCTGCATTTAATGTTTGATTGGGAACGTGAATATCACCAAGAAGTGATAGATCATAACCTTTAAATGAATTCACATTTACATTACTATGATCTATTATAAATCCAGTATCAGTTTGAACCCGATCCACCGCACCATGATATAATGCTATTTTATAATCACCATCATAATCATCAGCTTTAAGTATCTTACCATCTTGGTTAAAAATTGAAGTATGTATGAATGTCAATCCACCCATATCAATAACCGCATCATCTCTAAAGTAATGTAATTTTGGATGCTTCAATGCATTAACTATCGGTGTAAGTGCATCTAACCTTGATGTGTTATTTAAGTTTGCATCATGGTTTCCTGGAATTAAAATAGTATCACATAGATCGGCCAATGTTCTTAAAAAAGTCTGAGACATTTCTATGAGCTCAGGAGTCATGTCAGTCTTAGCATGAACGATATCACCAACTAATACTATTATAGAGTTTTCTGTTTTAGTTTTTTTAATATAATCATATAATCGAATAAAGACCTCTCTGTACTCTTTATGTCTTTGTAGGTTTCGGATGTGAACATCCGCTATGTGATAGATTTTATCTATACTACCATCAAATTTAATAATCTCCCTCGATATCATACACTTTCTAGTTTATATTTGAACTATCCTAATGAATTTACATTTAAGATAATTTTCTATTTCGTTTTGTCTTTTTAAATCCTTATCAATTTGCCGATTATGGTGCTTTTCATCATATTCTATTACTATATTCTTCTCTTTACTGTAACCATCTACAAAATAACCCAATACCATATACTCACCCCCGTTTTCGGCATGCTGTAAATCAGTTATTCCTAATTCTTTAGCTTTTGCTTCTATGATTGGTATTGATGATGTATTATATCCTGGTATCATTTGATTTCCATTAAATTTAGCTTTTGAGATTCGGTTAATTGCCGATTCTCTCATTTTATTATGTGTACTATCATTAATTATTCTATTTTTAAAATAGGTTATATTTTCGACAGTGTGAGTTTTTCCATAAAAAGGATTTAATTTACCACATCTATTTGAATTATACATTGGGTTATTTTTACCCGCCCATCGGTCAGATGATTTTTTAACTGCATTTAAATATGAACCAGATGCCCATGCGTTTTTAACTGCAATTCCAATTGCTTTTTTGGATTTAGCAGTTACCGATTTACCTGTATGTGCATCTACACTCGCACATGATTTACATTTATACTCATTGAGTGGTTTTGATTGAATATACTTACTATGAGTTGAGAATGTATGTGAATATCCACATTTAATACACTCCTTTATAAGTGGTTTTGGATTAACCGATCTTCGTTTATTCGCGCAAGACCTACATACTCTATTATGTTTATTAGCTTCATTATATTGTGATTTTGATTTATATGTAATAACACCATCACAACCAATACACACTCTATTATAATCTTTCATCATTACCCCTCACATATAAGTATTAGGAATTCCCAATTTTCATTTTTACCATATCATATAATGTAATATCTTTTGCATTTTCAATCAAAGATGATATAGCGGTGAATCCTAATTCAGCTGGGTCTTTTTCATTTGGTAATTTAATTAATCTAACTGATGTTACACCACATTGATGTAAATCATCAACCATTTTAATTGCAGATTCCATTGCATCTGGATCTAAACAAATATTAACAAACGGTGGTTTCTTTTCTATTATTTTTAATTTTAATTTGTTTTGCAAGAACTTACCAAATAATGGTATTACATTTCTACGTATTGCTATTGCATCGAAAGACCCCTCTGTAAGTGTAATACCCAAATCCCAATTAATAAATAATTCAAATCCAATTATGTCTTTTGATGATGGTGGGTTTTTATGTGATTGAAATTCTTTGTAAAAACTCCGCCCCACAAAATAGTTTAATATACCACTTTCATTATAAGATGGTACTATTATTTTGTTTTTATAAATACCCTCTTCACAATACCCTATGCTGTACTTTATCATATCGGGTACAGTAACACCTCTCTTTAGTAAATACTTCAATGCATGGGTACGCATGAGCGATTCTCCTGGTTGCCATATGGGTATGTATTCATCTGGAAGATTAACAACTGTATTTATCTCATCTTCAACAGTTTGATACCTGTATTTCTTTTTGAATATATTATTATGCTCATCCCATTTGGATTTAGATACACCGATCTTTTTAAACAAAGATTTAATACTTCTACCCTTTTCATCAGATATCCAACAATGCCATTTATTTTCACCCTTAGAATTTAAGGTGATATCAATTTCAAGTTTGGGTTTGCTGTGAGTTACAAATGGTGAATAAAACGCATGGTTGTTTTTTGATTTCTTATATGAGTTTCCAATTACAGATTCTAATAGTACTAATAACCTTTCTTCCAATTTCTTTATATTTTTTAAGACATATTAGATACAATATACAAAAAATAATTCGATTATCCAAAAAAAGTTTCAGTCGGTCGCTCATCAATCCATTCCTGTGGTATTGATTTCTTAGCCCATTTAAAACCATTCTTTTCACACCATTGAGAATATGTTGTTTTTGAACCTTTATATATTTTACCATTTGGTGATTGCAATACAAATCGCAAATCGATCTCTGGATGCTGCTTTTTTATAAAGATATGTTTTTTTCTATCATCAGGTTTAAGCCAACCCTTTGATTCAATTAATATACCATTTGGTAGTTTAAAATCAACGGTATATATGTGCTTCTTTTCTGGAACTATATAATTAATTTGAACAGTTTCGTACTCAGGATCAATTCCTTGAATTATTAACTGCTCTGCTATGTTAACCTCAAGTCCACTTTTAAAACCCTTACTTCGTTTAATATGATCCCAATCACTCCGTGCCATAATTATTCATTTATTTTAATACCAGGCAGTGCTGATGTATTCCATACAAAATTACCTTCGTTATTTTCAATTAAAGTTGGTGTTTTACCATTAGGCTCAGTTGAGTATTTAGGTGTTCCAAATGGGCCGTCTAAATCAAAACGCACTTTAACTGTAATATCAACATCATTTCTATTTTTAATAGGTGATGCTAATTTACCAACTGCTATTAACTCACCACTATTATTATATAATCCAATTGTAGTGATATATGTTGAAAAATCAGAACCAGTTACATATGATTTTAACCAGGGTGATTTAATATTATTATTAGGTCTTAATGATGGGTTGCTACTAACATTAAACTCATCTGCACCAATCTCACATAAAACTGATGTTTCATATAGTAACTTAGTTGATCTATATTCAGTTGTGAACCCACGGCTGTAATCATACGGCCTATCTGGGAAATAATCCCAAGAACCAGATTGACCTAACCATATATTTTTATACTTAGGTCTCATATCGGATACAACTGCGATACCGTGTTTGTAAAATATCTGACCTATTACTGATGTCTGATATGCTGATCCTGATTCAAAATTATTATTAGATAATGATTGGATTTCAGTACTAGTTAGAAACTTCTTATACAATCTAACCTCATCGATTGATCCAGATAAAGATCCGATATTACTAATACTTCCCACTGTTGCATCTGAGATATATTTAGTTCCGAATAAAATATCATTTTGATTATGAATATTTGATCTTAAATTATTAATGGATTTTTTGAAATCTAGAGTACCATCGATCCACAATTCCATAGATGTATTACTTTTATTAAAAACAATATGATGCTGACCATCATTTATTAAGGTTGATGATGATATTTCATTCGTAATAATCCCATCAGATAATCCAATAATAACCTTACCATTATCCGATGTGGTTTGGTTCTTAACTCGTATTTCAAATGGATATATTGGATTCTCTTGATTTGTGTTTGATACGATATTAGATATACTCTTATCAAAACCATAATCTGTGAATGTCCCAGCCTTACTAACTATCCAATTAGAATCACTATCGATCATTGATTGTGATGGTGGTAGGTCAGTCCAAATTGAAATTGAATAAGAATCGGATTTAAATAAATCAAAATGGGAATTATGAGAAGTTCGTATATAAGATGTATTACCATTAAGAAGTGCTTTAGTGCCAGATGCTTTTCGACTAGATGTAAATTCACCATCAGTTATAATGCCAGGTAAATACTTAATATCCTTAGCATATGATTTATTTTTAAACTTACTACCATCTGATATATTACGATCAAATGTATAATTTCTATTTAAAATCTTTTCATTAAATCCCCAATACCCCATTAGATAATAATCATTAACATACGATTCTGAATTGAGATCGGAATCTACAATATAGCCATGATATTCATCTATTTTGACATCATGGAATGATGTCGTTATTTGATATGATGTCGAAGCATATGCTTCATCAGTATTGGAACTTAAATCAACCCCTTTGAATGTATTGGGTTTTACACCATCACCGAGCCTATTGTGTGGTATTGAGAATACCGAAGCTGTGGAATATAATTGTCCATTTATATTTTTATGGTAAAATGCACTCTTTAATGAAGTCCAAACTCCTTTTTGAAATTTACTCGCTAAGAACTTTGTTGATCCAGATGTATGATTTTTTAGTTGGACATCATCTACTAATAGATCACCACTAATTGATTTAGATACAGGTATCTTTTCATTAAAATCTGGAGACAGGGCCCTTATAGTGGATATTTTATAAGCATCCATTCTAAAGTTTTCATCTGTTATTTTCCAGAGTTTATAGCTATAAAAAGGTCTAAGCTGTAAACCACTTCGGTTTATAGGTTTGTATGCTTCCGCCATATCTTAATTCCCTTTATTATACATCTCTTATATAAGTATTAATTTCAAATCATTTACAACTGATTTAGTATTATTCTTTATATCAGTTTCCCAATACCTATATAATTTATAACCAACAGCCCTTGCCATATTTTCTTTTACAATATCATTTGCTCTTACAGATTCTACATCTTTCCAATGGTTAGTTTGGTTTGGATTTCCATGCCAAAAATCACCATCTATTTCAAATATAATGTTCTTACCTTTTATTTTGAAATCATAAGATTTACAAACGCCATCTTTATTCATAAAATATTGGAAATGATATTTAACACCTATTGAGTCTAATAACTTTGAAAACTTCTTTTCTAATTTATTCATTTTTTTATGAGCAAATATCTTTTTAATTGCTTCGGGTGTATGTGTTTTACCATACATTCCATTTAATTTTCCAATTCCTAATTTTCTGGCTTTTCTAGTGTTACTCATTCTTGATTTGGATTCCATAGAATGTTTAGTACCAACTCTAGACTTATTTCCAATATTAGATTTACTCATTTTCTTTTTAGTTTCAGCTGATAAGGTAGCCCCCCACCTAATACTATCTTTACCTGTTAATGATTTTCTCCATATTATACTACATTTTTTAGAACATGATTTACTCCATTTGGATATTGGATTATCACATACCCTACATTTATTACCAGTCTCAAACTGATCTGAATTATCTTCCTTATATTTTGAAAATAATACATTATGTGTTTTTAGGTGCTGTGGTAATCCCTTTCTACCTACTTTTGAATCACATATACTACAAATAATAAAATCCCTCATATTAATATATATGAAAGATTTTAGAATTAATACCATATTCTAAGATAAGTTTAATAAAGATTTCTCAAAAATCCAACTTGCACTTTATTAACATTTCATTTGAGAATGATTTCAATTGAGGTTTAGATAGTTTTGCAATGGCTATTAATTCTTGCTCACTATTATATAATCCAACTGTTGTTATATAAGTTTTAGGTGAGTTAACAAATGTAGATTGCCTAAATGCCCCAGTAGATCCAGTTACAAATGATGGATTATTTGAGAAATTATATTCACCATTTTTAGCTCTTACAAAGTAATATGTAGATTGTACACGTTCCTCATTCCTTGCAGCTATTCCATAATTTGTATTAAGTGCAGCGGCTCCACTAACAGAGGTATATAATTTATATGCATTATCACCATTTGTATTTGAACTACTAACACTACCAAATGTTAATTCGGTATTTAGAGTATCCGCATTGAATACAACAACACCTTGTTCTGGGAAAACTTTACCATAATATGTTTTAGGTGAATACACACCATTGGATATTGATCCTGATACTAAATTATAAGTTCTACCAATTTGATTGGATGTTTGTTGCGTATCTCCTGAATCATCAATTAACGATATAACTTTTCCAGATGAATTAACTGTAGAATTAGATCCTGTATTATATTGATCTGGTACCGCACTGGTTAATTCAGCTAAATTGAATTGAATATTTCCAGGATCTAACCTATCTTTAAGTCTAGCTCTGTTAATATTTAGAACGTATATGTGCTCAGAGGTTACGTTATTAAATGTAAACGTTCGTTGCGTATCTGGTAATAAAATTTGAGCGTACTGAGAGTATAGTGCTTTAGATGGTGAATCTTGATTCACACCAAGTGATCCACTTCCATTTAAATTACCATATACTACTGAGAATTGAGCTTCCGATGTGGTACTAGTTGAAATTCCGTCAAATATTTCGTAATAATATTGTTTTTGTGTTTCTGATTGTGCTGATGAAGTGAAGAATGAACCTAACGTTCCTACATTCCCACTCCACAAACCTCTTGTTACTCGCTCCACACCACCCTCTACAACATCACCAACTTTGAATGCGGTGAATGTTCGTTTTGATGTGTTAAATGAGCCTGCTGGTAATATTGCCATATCTACTTTCCTTTAAATATTTTTATTTAATTTCTTACGAATCCTTGAGAAGCGTTTGTATCAAATGAAGTATCGGTCGTAGAACCTACTGAAATATCAGCAACGTTTGCTACAGTTAATATAATTTCTTCCCGTCCGCCAGTTTCATTACCAGTTACAATAATTTTAGTTGATATATCAATGTTATCGGATAATATTTTAGTAGTAACTGTAAATGATGATTTAGTACTAATAGTAACACTACGTCTATCCTCTGTGGGTGCTACTGGATCAGAATTCTCTGCTATCCCCTGCCCATCACCAGTGATTGAAGCTGCGTTTGAGTTAAGTAATGTTACGGTATACCCCAACGTATCATTCCCACCATTGATTGTATTCAAAGTAATTACGGATTGAGCCCCACCTTCGTTTATTTCTATTGAATTTGGGTTAGCTTCAATTATTGGAATTCGAATTGTATTTTTTGGCAATGTCAGTAACTTATACTTCATTGAAAAGTTTTCATCAGTTACCGCCTCAACAATTGGCATATTTTCAATAATAATACCATAGAAATCACTTCCATTTGGATGTGATGGATTCCAATTTTCATAATCGACTTCATCATCACCAAGAGCGAATTGACTTATAACAAAAAAGTCTCTACCTTTTGATAGAAGTTCTCTACCTTTTTTTGTAAGTACTGCATCTACAGTAATAGAACTGTTATCCAAATATCCCATATGTTTTTACCTAATATATTGTTTTACAACTATAAATATAAAAATAATAATTTTTACGTTAGATTATGATTTAATTTACCAACGCAGTCCCACGTGATGGTTTATTTAAACTAATGTGGCTGGGTTCTTCATTTGTATTATCTAAACTTAATTTCAATTCAATTAACTTTTTATACTTTTCTAGCTCCACTCTGACATCATCTGAGTTTCGTTTCGTAATTAATATATCAGATGGTGATGATATTGGGTTTGTGTCAAAATCAGATTCTTGATTTTCAAAAACATCTCTATGTGATATAATTCTTTTGTTGTTTTGAATTTGAAATTGCTCCACATCATTTATCAATTGAGTGATCTGACTTATTTCATAAATTTCAGGATTAATTTGTAGCTTCTGTCGGCGATCTGTGAGTACATCGTTTTCAAAAAACATAGAAGGTATTCTCTTTATAATTGGATTTGAATTTATAGAAGATTCCAACTCCTTTCTAAGTTTTTCTCTCTGCAATCTATCTACTTTTTTTTTCAGTAATGATTGCTTTTTATCTATGATACGATCAATTTCAACTACTATTTGAGATTGTACATTAGATTCATCACCATCTTTTATAAATCGATCACCAACTATTGATTTGTAATTTCGTTTCATAAAAAGGTTCTTTTCTAATTTCTTAACTTCAATTTCTCTTTTAAATAAAGAACGACGTTCTTCTTCATCCGATTTAGAATTATTAAAATCTACTTTTCTTTTATTTTCAATATCTCTAATTCGATTCTCTTGTACTTTTATTTGTTTTAATTGACCCTCACTTAAAGAATTTAACAACTCAACTACATCTTTAGCATTTTTAATGGGTGTTGTTAGATAATTATTTATGAAATCTTTATTAGAGATTTGATCAATATTTTTTATTATTTTAGTTACATTACCGATACCACCATTTCCAACTTCTGTTTGGATCGGTTGTATTATTTTAATTATAGAATCTGAATCACTAATCTCATCAGATGGTGTGATTGTGATTTGGTTATTAGATTTTACAAATAAATTCTTACGTAATTCATTACTCATATTAATAAATATTAGTCGTTAATAAAATAATCAACGGAGATTCTTATTTTACTATCATCAACATCTCTATTCAGTTGAATATCCGCCATTAAATCAAATTCAGCGATTCTTGCCAATTCTATATTTTCTAAAATAGAAATGTTTGTATTAAATGAATTAAGTTCGTTTTGATACTTTTGATGATTCTGAAATTGTATTTCTTTATTTATGTGCAATTCATCGATACGTAATGTTGTTAAAGTATTTCCCGCAACTACATCAATATTACCAATATTTGATTTTTGTGATGTATATATAAGAACATTTGGATCAGCCTCAAATATCTCAATAACAGGCTTACCATCTGGAGTATCTGGTGAGTTTGTAGTAATTGAGTCGGATGTAATTTTACATCCATTAAATTTATGATTAGCAGTAGCCAGTGATAGGAAATCAGTGGATACCTGAGATGGTACTAATGATGATGAATATGGTATATTTAAGGATGCCGATTCATCTGTGTTAAAATGAAATATCCGCGATAGAGCGTATTTCGAAACTCGACTTGATGTAATTGCAACCCCCATTGGTTTGTAATTCCAATACCCATTAGAGTTTGATACCCAATTAATCCCATACCCAATATCAGGTCCAGGAGACCAAACTAGGTTGGTGAATTTATAAGTTGCCATATTATATGGAGTCACTACTTCAATTACACCAAATTCTAATAGGTCATTTCTTTCAGATACAACATCAACAGTCGATTCTATTTCAGTTTCAAATAAATTATAATCAGATGTTAGTGTTGTATTTACATTGATTTCAGTTTCTAAATTAATGAACTCAGTATTAATTTCTCTATTAATCGGATTCAATGTAACGTTACGTACTAAATCAGTATATGATATATTAGATGTTGATTTAAACTTAGGTCTTTCTAATATGTGCGGTTCTATTAATATACCTGAATTATAATCCACTCTAGCTGGCATAGTTTGTCTAATCTGCTCAAATACAGATAGATCATATCGTGATAGTATATCTATAATTGAATTAATCAAATTCTTTGTACTGTATTTTTTAAATACCCGACGTCTTAAATGATCTAACTCTCTATATGTTTCTGAGAAACCAGCACGGTTATCAGGGTTACCAATATAATCATCGATTTTGAAAAAACCAGTATGGTTATATATATCTTCCTCATATGCCTGCGTCGCTGATAGATAAACCCCAACTTGGTTTGTATCTACTGGTGATTTATCATATAATGATATTTCACTACTCGTTTCATAATCCAATGGTTTTAAAAGATTATTGTCATCAATTCTGACTTTGTTAGTCATTATATTATTTGCACCTATTGATGGGATTCTTGTATAGTATTCCTCAGTTACACCTAATAAATCATCAGATTCAAAGTTATATAATGATGCTGATATAATACTACCATTTTCAGTAGTTGAGATTTGCTGATTAGGGTGCCGTGATACCACACCAGTTGTACCCACTATAGATTTTAATTGAGAATCTGGTATAAATCGCATCTTCAAATCAAAATATGATGAAGTATGTGTATTACCATTATACATATTTCTTGCCAATGTATGATCTGTAATAACTGAATCTATAAGTGCATTTTCCCAAATTCTTAATTCTTGAATCTTACCTGATAGTGAACCGACATTATCCCATAATGATGGTGTAGTACCATCGGTGGGTAAACTACCACTACCAATAATTAAATCACCACTAGATGTCCAAGCCGCATTATAAGATGATTCAGTCGAACCATCTATTATTAACTTAGATGAAGTACTTACAGTTAATTGATCTCTAAATCCACGTTTGTATATAAGGCTGTATGAATTATCTGTGGTTATTGAGGATGTACTAACATTTCTTTGTATTACTATAGTTGACATTTTACTATCAAACAAAGGAACATCTATAATAGATGATGATTTATATCCCGATGAACCACTTAAATGAAAGTGAATATTACCACGATTAGTTGATGATCCAGTTTCTTCAAGTATAATTGCGAAATCAGATCCCTTACTTATTAAACTTACAGTATCTTTTGTATTTTGTTGAAATTGTAATTCAATAGCATCTGGAATTTTATATTCATTAAAACTATAATCAGATCCATTAAAAGTTGAAGTCTTGTCCCAAACAGTCTTTAAATAATTATCACCATCAAAATTAAGATGATACACAAATTTATCATGCTCCCAATATAATTGAGTTTCAGATTCATCAATTACAGGCCCACCATATTCTCTAATTGATAAGAATGATTGTGGTATACCATACATTGACATAAGTGCTTTTACACTTCTACGGGTACCTTTTGTTTTAAGTAAATGTGGTATGTTATTAACAATTCGTCGCCACACCTCACTATTCATCTGCTTTTCAGATTTAGATGCCAACGATCCACTCTGCATGGGATTTCCTGATTTATCAGTTCCTATGAAATATCTCCAAAGTTCACTTCTCTGCTTTGAGTGTGTTAACTGCCACCCCATTGATGATGCAACATTATAAAGTAATTCATCAGACATACCATCAAGTGGATGTTCTTCTCTTGAATTTATATTAGTTAATGAGTTAACATAATTCCAAACAACATCAAAATACTGACCAATCATATTTAAGAAAAGTAAGTAATCTTGATTTAAATCATCCTCTGCAATAGATGATGGTGTAACTTTTGTTAACATTGAATCATTTGTAGAATCATAGTAACTAGCAGTGGATAACAACCCATTAAAATAAGTTTCAGCTATTGAAGATGTTGTTGTATACAACTTTAGTGGAAATGATGTAGGTGATGATGATTTTTTAGGCCACGGTTCAAATGTAAATGCAGATGAACTATAATGTGTATATAATGATCCAGTCGATTCATAATACATCCAATTTTCCCAACCATCTAAATCACCGATCAGAATATCACGCCTATTCATAGATTGTGATATATTGGTTATCGCATTTGAGCCCGATATAGATTCCAATGTTGATATTCTAAGATCGTAGTTTTCAATTAATTGTAATTTATATTTAAAGTTATGAACACGCTCTACTGCTGATGAGTATTTTACAAAGTTTTTAAAATCAGTATAATCGATGTTTAATTTTGTATTACCAAATGAGCTAGAAAAGTTATTATTAACTATTTGATTAGATGTTATTTGGTTAGTATCTAATAAATCATTCCAACTTTTTAATGAAGTTCCTTGTGATTTTCCATAATTCCCCGAATCAATTGCGAAATCGGGTGCAGAAAAATCTGTTTGTTTTTCTACAGTTGTTGTAGGGTAAACCAAAACACGGTCTATATAAGAATCTCTTAGTACTAAATCAATAGATGGTTGTTCATTTTCTAATCCAGATGAAATTCCTCTGTATAATTTAACTATTATATTAGTTAATCCATTTAGATTTAATAATGAATTATCGAAATATCTAACTGTAGCATAAGTAGGTTGCCCCTTTAGATCATCTGTTAAGTTTAAATTTGCACTAATTGAAGATACTCTATCCTCAACATCTGCATCATCTGTATAAAATATAGGATTAAAATTACCATCTAGTTCCTGTTGAAAGATTATATTATTATTTTCATTAACAATTAATTCAAATCTCGCAGTTCTTCCAGTTGTTATAAATTCAATAGGTAGTTCTGTCTCTGATAACGATTGTTCAGATTCGCTTTCGGATTTTTGAATAGGTAAAATAACCTCTACCCAATCACCAGAATCAGTTGGATAAAATCTAGTATCCTTTTGATTAAAACGCGTTCTAGGGAATTGTATATCCCTTACACTCTCACCAACACGTTTGTTGTTATCAAAATAAATACCAACAATTGGTTCTATTTCGTTGTTGCCAAAATTTAATGCAAATTCATGTTTAAAATCAGTTGGTTTATTTAAAAAATCATAAATTGATTTTAACTTAGATGAATCGATTGGATTTGATATTGATAATTGAATCTCAGTTCCATCTGCTGAAATACTATCCATATCCATATCGGAAATCATAGTATTTAAGAAATTATATACTAAAGTATAATTACCATTACCAACACCATTCGATCTTACATCATTTTCTGGGTTGATATCAATTGTATAATCAAACTCAGCACCATCATTAATATTAGTATTTATTGGATATTCAGAACCACCCAAATGGTTATTTTCAGAATATATGTGATACTCAATTTTTGATTGAGGTGGAAAGTGCGAATCAGTCAATGATACATTACTAATATCTAATTTATTTAAAATAGAATCATCATAAATTTGAGCATGATCTATTGGTTGTTTAGAATCAATCAGTATATTTTTATTACTAAACCTATTAATTGCCATTATATACTCACTATGATTTTAATTTGTTTTAATGTATCCGTTATTAGATTACCATTAATAGCACCTAACGCAACCGTACCAATTGATGCCGAACTATCAAATTCATCTAAAGGTAAGTTAGTAGTTTCACCATTTTGATATAATAATTGTAATGAAAACTCAATATTAGGGTTCATATTTTCAACTAATCTTGTAAATTTATAATTTAAATCAGATTCAGGTCTCAATATAGTTTGCCTTAACTTATTGTCAATTCTCTTTTTAAACTCAACACGGGTAGAGACATCGTTTCCAAACTCTATACCATAAAAATACTCAGCAGATTCACCTTGAAAATCTACTATAATACTATCATCGTAAATAAAATCAAGATCCATTACCTTATTATTACCAACTATTATATCAGTTAGAATGACATCTAACCCACGTCGAAAACTATCTAAATATCCAGAACTTTTTCGTTCGTACATCCTATTTGGAGATCTACCAATATCATCATATATGATATATTGATTCTGACCATAATCTAAATATCGATATTGATTATCAGGATCATCACTATATTCATAATCCTCTCCAACTTTGAAGAAAAATGGTTTACCTAACTTTTCAGCGACAAGGTTTATTATGAGACTTGATGGTAATTTATGGTAAATTTCATTTTCTATATAATAATAAGATGGACTACCTACATCATAAGAAAATCCGAGCTGAACGATCTCCCCACTCCAATTGAAATCATTTACTAAAGTTTCATCAGTATCAACTAAGTTAGAGATGGATATTATATTTAAATTTATTACTGTTAAATTAGATTCCTCAACTGGAATTAACATTTCATCAATATCCGTATCTATAAATTTATTAAACGAATCTACACTATACGTTGATTTTTGAGCAGGTAATTCCATTTTTGGGTATGGTGATATATCACCATCCAATTTAGTATATGATATTATTTGGTTAAATGAATTTCTTCTTACTGTATCTGCCATCTATCGTATTACTTTAAAAACGTACCCATCAAAATATTCTTCCTTACTACCACGAACTACTTTAAATTCAAACTGATAAAATCTTTCCGATTGTAATGTATTAAACCAAAAGTCGAAATAATTACCATCTGAATCACATCCCACTTTAGTATAAATATCATCGAATGGAATTATTGCTAGATTTGTTTCAACATCCCGTAATTGATAGTATGTACTTTCAGGTAAATACTTTAAAGTATTGTATAATGATGAGGTAGCAAACGTTCTTTCTCTAAATCGTTCTCTCCCAACTACTCGTATTCTTGCCTTAGATCCCTCTTTATAATACCTATTTAAGTTTTTGGGGTATAGTATTAGATCAACATCATTCACTTCATTTAACGAGCCTGTATCGAATATAGTATTGTCCCAATTTATTTCTAAAGTCGGTACATATATTGTATGGGTTTCATTTGAAAAGAATTTTGATGATCCAAATCTAAGTGAACCAGTCTCAGATATATTAGGCCGTTTAATAATAAATCCATTATTATCCCTAACACCACTAATCCAATCATTTACATAATCAGTAACATCAACTCTTAAATTATTAGTATAACTATTAAATGTCTGCGATGATGTAGTATTTACCGTTGAAGATGTGTACCAAACACCACCACCATTTGATTTGTAATAAGATGATGTGGTATCTAATAATGTACTTCCAGTATCCCATAATGTAGAATCATTTCGATATCGCCAAGACACACCATTTGTGACTTGCGGTGTATAGTGGAATTGACCAATACCATTATCCCAACTTTCAACTAAAGGGAATATATCTAATTGATATTCAGATTGAACTTCACTTTGCTCAGTTGATGTTAAATTTAAATAATACTTTATAGAACTTCCAGATATTTCATTATTAGATAAAGATGATGACATATCAGTTAAGTTGAATTTAATCAAAATTCGACTATTACCAATGAAGTTATTTGAATCTATTTCAGATTCGAAGAACTTAGTTACTTCTAAAATTTCATCATTACCAGTGTTTTGATCCATACGTTCTGATTGTTCGTAGATTGTAGAATCTTTTTGTGCATATGTTCTGTAAATCATAGTTTAACCTTTAAAATGATAAAGATACCACTCTTCCTCTAATGTCGGTATCTGGGAATTTAATTTCAAATATTGATGGATCTTTTGGTGGATATACTATCCCATTCTTAGTAGCATTGGATATACTATATTTATTGGGTGAATAATTACCATTATACTTATTAGTAATACGTAAACCACCCTGTTCGTTGTTATTAGGTCTAACTACAGTTTGTACACCAGAAACACCATCCAACAAAACATATAATTTAGATATATTAATAGGCTGACCTACAGACCAATTATCAATATTAAAGTATTTTTTTAATTTATCAATACATTTCAATAAAACTTCATTTGAATTATGATTAGGTAACACTATTATCTCAAAATCAATTGCTATGTTAACTATGTAGGCATCTTTAATATTAACCGCATCAGTTAATAATCTATAGTGTGATATGTAATTTTTTAAATTAGTTTTAGTCGCTAAATTTAATTGAGTTAACTTTTTGTTACTATCAAATCCCAATGTATATAGATTAAGTGCTAATGGGTTTAATATTTCATCACCAATCGAACTATTACTTAAATCAGTACGTAGTTTATAATCTTGAATCAGATGTGCTTTAGAAATTGAACCAAATTGGGGTGGTAGTGAATAACACCTCATAACATAATCTTCTTTAGTAACACTTCTATTCTGTGCTCCGAAATATGCCATAGCATTATTTCTTATCTCATCAAGAGTTTCCTCACTCCTAGCACCACGTGCTGGTTTAGGATTTGATACTGCTAATGATTTTTGAGAAAACCTTAATAGGTTAGAATCTAACTGAGAAGTATTATCATTTCCAAACGTTCTACCTATAATAGTAGTTAAATCTTTCTGAGGTACATTGTCCTGAACCCCATTACCTATTAGATATGTCACTGTTAATGTGGTGTTTGATGGTGCTGCTCCATACGTTTTTGTATATAAGAAGTTAGATGGATCTATGCCTTGGTCTATATTTGATGTGGCATTATATAGAGCCGACCCAACATTGTCAGGATTTGGTAGAATTTCTTCATCGGCATTTGCTGATACACCCGCTCCAAATTGTATGACTAATTCATCAGAATCATCAAACCTTGTAATAAATCGTTTTGGAACTCGGTTTAACCTCAATAAATATGGAGTCTGATCATTATACTGATGTAAGTTTGTAGAATTTTCATCATCATTAGTTACTTGCTCAAATACAGTATCTTGTGCTAAGTATGGAACCTCAGTCCAACTATCACCATCTGAATCGATGATGGATTTTATACCTATAATATTCTCTTCATTGATACGAATCTTATCATATATTCGTGGATTATCGAATGTGTATTGTAATTCAACTTCACGACCACTGACAGCATTTACTTTCTTTTTAAGTAAATAATATATTGGTTCATTTGTCGAATCATCTATTTGATAAACTGATATCTCAGTAGGGTCAAATGAGGATGATTTTGAGAAATCGACTGATTTTATAGTTCTAAATTCAGTATTCCTAAATTGAGTAGACCCCACTGCCATTTTAGGGTTAACTGTTAGTGCGTATCTAAAATCAGGCTTAACATCATCCCCAGTTCCGATTGCAGGAACTAATTGATATATTTCTAATTCAACTGTAGATTGTACCACATTTTTGGGTTTATACCCATATGCAGAGGCTAAATTAAATACATTTGATCGTTCTTCCGCATTGGTAATTAACGATTCTCTTAACTGCGTATCTGTATAAAATGATAGGACATCACCGATGTACGATGCCATTTCAATAAACATCATACCAGGGGATGATTCATTAAAATCATTATACGTATTTGGAAAATAGTTTTTAGAAAACTCGATTAGCAATTTTCTAAATTGACCGAAATCTCTACCTATTAACCGTACATCTTTATTTACTAATTTATTATCATTTACCATTTATAATCTCCATTACTCTATATTTACAAACCCAGATGAATCTACTAATATAATTATCTGCTGATTAGCTCCCTGTTCTGTAACTCGAAATCTTAATTTTACTTTAACGTAATTTTTATCTTCAATAATTGTGGCTTGTAATTCACTTACTATAATATATGGTAGCCAAAATTCAATATCCTCTCTAATGTTTTCATTTAAGTCATTTTCAATATCTGGTGTTAATTGCTCAAATAACAATTCATAAATCCTACTACCAAATTCAGGCTGAAAGGGTCTCTCACCTTTTTTGGTAAGAAGTAAGTTTTTAAGATTTGACACAGCTTGTTCCTCAGTAGTATAACTTAGTTTAAAAAGTCCAGATTTTTTACCAAATGGCAAAGTAATACCAACTGCTGTGTCTTTCTTTAAATCAATAGGATCATAAAAATATTCCTTACGTCTAGCCATTAGTTATCCTTTATTTACTTAAACTTCTTTCTTTAGATTTTTTCAATATTTTTGAATAATCCTTAGTGAACATATTTTTAACACCATCTGGTAAAGATTCTACATCCACAGGCCGACCATCTATGTCGTTAGTTGGTATTGATTGTGTTACACCATTCTTATCAAAAGACATTGCATTTTTTGATGTAAGACCACCTTCGCCATTTACATCTTTCCATTCATTTTGAATATAAGTTTCGTTTAGCATTCGATTTAAAGTCGAGTTTGCAGCAAACTTCTGTTCTTTTATATTTTCGTTTTCAATTAATTGATTACCCGATTGATCAGTTATACCATCTATGATGTCATCATCAGATGGTTTGGCAATTTCATTTAAAAAAGATTTCATTTCCTCTTTCACTGCCTTTTTTACTGCGTTTTCAATTATTTGCTTAAATTTCGATACTTTCATAATACGTTCTTTTATATAAATATATAATTCATTTGTTTTACACTATACCAATCCAAGGAAATGGTGGGCCTGGTATAGGGCCATTTGGTGATGGTATAGTTCCAATGTATAATCCTGTAATAGTTAGTAGATGTATTTGAAATGCAGTGACTAATTTTGCGCATATAATATTTCCCAATGGTACGGGTGAAGGTGGGTTATTAAATGCATTGAACAGGTTAACACTAAGAGTTGTTACGATTCCACCGAATTGAGTATTTACCCCTGTAATCGGGCCCACATATCCAATTGGTGGTGGAAGTGGATTCCATTTAGTTTGTAACCAATACGATGATAGTTCGTTTGCCCACTTAATATAATACGGTGGAATTGATTTACGGCCTGATTGTTTTGTTTTATTAAATACATCAAGTATTGCATTTTCCATCAATATAGTAGGTGGTGTTAATATTGGAATTGATCCAATTATATTAGAAATAGACACCATTGATGTTGATGCTTTATAAGAATTTGATATGACACGGGCAGTGTCTCTTTCGGTTTTGGGAACGGCACTATCTAAAAAAGGTGCTACTGTATTTACGAATGTACTCCAATTTGCTGGCATATTTATTGTGCCATTAATTTGAGATCCGCTAACAATTTTTGAACTTGTGGTAGATTAGTTGCTACACCAGTTGGGCCTGCGCCTGTTGCAAAGGTTGCTTTAGCTGATACTAAATCTGCTAATTGTTGTATAACACTTTCTAATATAGTGAACATCTTATCCATATCAGCTGCCCAATTTGGTGTTGATATATTGACTGATTTTTTAGCTGATAATATTATATAATCTGATTTAGAATTTAAAATTATCCTATCAGAGTTGATAAGTATAGTTGGTTTATTAAAACTTTTCTGCGGTATCACTCCCAATGCTAATGATTGAGCTGTTGATATTGGTAGATTTTGAGAAGATGTTAGCCAGATTGATGATAAATCATCATTTACATCCTCTATGGTATATTTATTAGAACCTTTAGATGATTTTCTACCATTTGATAATATGATTATTGGTTCTTCAACTTTAGCCGATTTCCAAGAAGGTCTGAGAGTAGTATCACTATTCTTTGGTGTGTATCCAAATCGAAGGGAATGTCCAAATCTACCTTCTATAATAACATCACCTATAAATGGTTGCAATTGGTTTATCCCACTCACTTCCACAAAACCATTTCCTAAATTATATTTATTTGATTTTAACCTTGATGTATTTGGATTTCCAGTTTGAGTTGATTGGTATTCTAAATTTCGATCTACAACTTTGATTGTTTTAGATCCAGGAAGCGCATTATTATGAATACTGTTTTGTAATGAAATCGGGTTTAAGTAATAATATCTAGTATTGGAAGTTTTGTTGGTTGGTTTTGAACTACCATCATGCGATTTTACTAATAATACAGCCTCACCCATTAAAGGTACTTTTTTTATATTAGAATCATAAGGGTATGCTGTGATTAATTTATTAGGGATATTCTCTACATGAACCCCAATAGAATTTACCGAATTGCTATTATCATCTTTTAAAATTATACTTTTAACTATTCCAGTATTTAATGAAAAATTAGACATTAATCACCCTCACTCTTTTTAAGTAAATCAATTTTATTATCAATTTCTCTTGCGTTACTCAGAAGTTGTTTCTTTTCTTCATCTGACAATCCAAATGAATCATCATTACCAGAACTAGAATCCTTTAACATACGTTGCACAATAGCTGCCAACTTAACAATCTGCTCATCATTCTTTACAGCGATTTCCATATATTCTTTTATAAGTGGAACCACCACTGTCGCATCATTAAGATCTTTAACTAATGGTTCTAACGTTGCTATTAATAGTTTAAGCTGCCTATCTTTCTTTTTAGAATTGTCATATATATGAGACATTAAATCAGAAAATGATTTACCTTTAAATAATTCTGTATCCTTATCCATCTATTTTTATTTTTATATGTCCATTTGCATTGTACTCAGTGTATAACTTTAGATATAAGGTTTTTAATATGTTAACAACGCGAGTTATGTATTGAGTATTGACATTAGTTCGTTCTCTAATAAGTATATACAGTGCTTTTTTGTTATAAGAATATAAATTATGCCTACGTTTAAATAACTCATTTACACTATCAGCAATCGATCTATCACGTTGTTTAGAAAATAACGTATTCAAATTAACATCAATGTATTCTGAAAATAAATCAATAAATTCTGATTTATATTCTCTACTACTTTCTGAATAAACTTCATTTACAATATCTCTAGATAAATCAACAGCCTCTAACGTATCACGTGACTTAAGAATATCATAATTTTTGTTATTCTCATTCCATAGATAATGCCTAGATATAACTGTAAAGTATGAAAATGCTTTACCGTTTTCAGGAATATACATATGTATCTTTTCATTAAGGAATGCCACCACATTAGCTTTTACATCATCGAATGAATCATTAAAATATTTTGTTTTAAATGTGTTTATCGCATTTTCTGCTAACTTATCAAATGGATATTGTATAAATCGTTTATAAATCTTATTTCTAAGCCGTTGATCATCAGTTCCATTGTATGCACATATTGCTACTTGTGTTATATGTGTAAAATACCGTTTTGATTTTTTTCTTCTTCTTTTCTTTATTTTCTTAACTTCCCCCATTCTCTAATTTCTCCCCTCAGTTTCTTCTACATTATTATCTAAATTAAATTCATCATTAAGTGAATTCATTGCGGATTTAATTTCAGCGAATATCGATCCAGATTCATCATCAGATTCAAATGAACCCAATGTATCAATATCCTTCATTTTCATATATGCTGATTTCATTGAATTAAAACTTGCTATAAAAAATCCATAATTTGTTTCATTTTCATCTTCTAATTTTTCTAATTTTTTGAAAAGATTGTATATTATAAAAACACACACACTTAATACAATTCCTAAAATTACTATCGTTGCTACCATATTATATTTTTAATCCGTTTTAAATATACTATCAAAATCTAATTTCGATTCCATTTTGATCGAACTTAGCTTTTCTTTTTTAGATGGACGACCACCTGTTGATTTAGGTAATGCTACCCCACTCCCACGTCTCCATCGGTCATTTTCATATCTTGCCGCCATAATGTCAGCCTGATGCATTATAAACGGTAATGATGTCTTTAAATAATTGTTTTTATTATATGATATAAAGTATTGCTTATTAGATTCATCATACAACCCATCTGTTAGTTTGATCCCAAGATACTCTACCTCTGAAATCTTAATACCAAAATGATTCAACATCCAAAAAGTACGATCATTTAAATTCATGTAATGCATACTAGGATTTGTGGTATATATTTTACCTTGATTCTCAACATGCCATTGGGAATCATTAGGTATGTACCAATTTTCAGTTTCATTACCAATCTTACCTAAATCATGGTGAAGTGCTGTAAAGATTAATGTTTCAGTATCAAAATCACCAATCTCCATTTCGGAATCTTCATAAAGTTTCATTACGTTTACTGCATTACGTGTAACACGTAATACATGATCTATATAACCACCAGCGAAGGCATTATGAAAAAAATCAGTTGAAGATGCAGGTGTTAGTAAGATTCTCTCTTCCAGTACATCATACATATTATTCAAAGCAATTAACCGATCACCTTTAAAAGTATTGGATATAATCTCTCTTAAAAGTTTATAATTACTTGTAATTTCATTTTCATCTAAGATATGAATCATATTTCTATATTATATATTGGGGTTACTATTGATAAAATATCACCTTCACGGTATATCTGATATGATTTATCACCGTTTTTATGCTTAACGCCTGTACCTTGTAGCAGTACCGTATCACCCGCTTTTACAGTCATTTGTATTCTATCACCAGTTTGAGTAAATAATCCATCTCCTGTTATTAAAACAATACCCATCATAGTATCATCAAGGCCCGCTGGTTTTAATAATCCACCTGCTGTTTTCTCTTCTTTGTTTTTGATTATATCGACAACAACCCTATCACCTAATGGTTTTTCGTATCTGTATTCCATAGTTTTTTTATTATTATTTTATGCAATATACGAAATATTTTACGATTAAACAAATTATAAGCTACTTTCTTTTTCTTTTTCTTATTGAAGTTTTATCAGAATTGATAAGTTTCGTTTTCTGTGGAACAATATCGACCTTAGTATTATCCTCATTATTACTAACATAGGATACATATTTGTTTAGTGCTATAACCATAGCAATTGCTAATGGGTCAAATACAATTACAATTAATAATGTAAACCAATTCACAACCTCATTCATAGGTTTTCCTGTTAGTTCTGTTAAGTATAATAATGGTCCTAACTCAGATGAGATAGTACTTTCTGATTTTACAGACATAATCCGTAGCTCATATTTTGTAATAGAATCATTTAATGTATTGATCTTATCTGATAACTTATCGTAATTTATTTGAGAAACATTAAGTTGTGTATTCAACACCGAGCGGGTTGCACTTGATGTAGTTGTTATTATTTTACCAGTGTCATCATCTTTATATTGAATAACGTTGTTAGACAGTCCTTTTGTCAACTCATTTATCGAATTGGATATATTGTTCCGATCAATTGTATATCTGTTTGATTCAGTGATGAACCGATCTTTCTTAGTTTCTAACAACTCAACCTTATTATTGAATATATCCATTTCAAATGCAGTCGACTGATAAGCTGATGTCAAAAATCCATAAACTCCAGCTGATGTTATTAACATTAATATAACAACCCCTAATGTCAAATAAGTCTTTAAAAATACCCCTATCCGTTTCCAATGATTATGTAGGTAACTTGCAATTACCAACTTTGAGAATTCTAAGGTTGATGCCATAATAATAACTTCAATCTGAGATCCAGCGAACAATGAACTAAGACCGTAAACAGAATAATATGCAGCTGTGAATGATAATCCAAATGTAGATAATACCATCAGAATTATAAAAAGTGTACTTTTTTTAAAAATAGTTTTCCAAAACACCATGTAATTAACTTTTTAAATTGTAGTTATAATAAATACTTATGAGCTTGATTCAATTCTTTTTTACTTATTCATGTTTGATCTTTAGATTAACCATGTATATATAAGTACAAACTAATAAGTTATTCTTTAATATCAGATTGACAATAATTAAAATCCTATTAATTAAGGGATAAGAAAAAAATAAGTATCATCATAAGAGGTTTCGGGAATACTATATCTAATTAGTAGATATAAAAAAACACCCAAACTGGGTGTTTAAATTAATCAAATATTAAAATTTCATCAATTGGGTATGAATGAAGATTACCCCTAACCATAATCACAGGTTTCCAACCAGGCACCTTGAAACTGCATTCTCTAACAATAGATACATATTTGATAACATCAGTCCATTTGGAAACTCCATATACGTTTCTTTTGAATTTACACCCAATCAACTCATCCATATCACTGATCGTAGATTTACTGAACTCATTCAACTCATTCATATTTATTTTTCATTTAACTCGTTTTACAACTATCAGTTACCCATTCCATTTTTTTAACTAATTCAGGTTTTTTAAGGCCCGCTGAGGTATATTTGTTTATTAATTTAAACAACTTCCTTTCAAACTCAGATGATATATCAATATCATTATCTGGATGATCATACATTTCAACCCCCAATCTATCAACTAATCGATTCATCCGTTTTAGTTGATCTTGATTCATTGTATGTTCGTGTCTCTCAATTTTCTCAGAAAATGCAACCGAAATTAATGCCACATCTTGGTAATGAAGTTCAGTTTCAAACTTCTCGTTTATAGTAAATCCCATATTTTTTATTTTAATCAAAAGTAATCATTTAATTTGGAGACACCAAACTTTCTACATTAAATTTATGTTAAGTTTATTCGGTAACTTAGATTATTGAATATATATATAGTGAGCAGAACAAGTTACCATCTATGTGGGCAGGGGGATATATGCTAAGAATAATAATGAGTTTAGTAATATTAGTTTTGATGGGATTTAACGTAAATGCTCAAAATAAAGTGATTGATCCCTATAAAGAACGACGTGGTCGAATAGGTGATCATCAGGTATTTAAAACGGGATTAGATACCTACGATCAAAAAAGTGGTCTTAAAGTGGATATTATATTCCCACAGACTGTAGTTCTTTTTGCACTTATTGAATCAGATGGATCGCATTATTTACCATTGCCCCCTGAAATGGAATGTGAGTTATTTGGTGAATTTTGGTGGACTGGTAATATTCATAGACATGGTTATTGTAAGATTGAAATTAATCTAAACAATGAACGGTTTTTAATATGCACTCAAAAAGAATGCTTTATATTAGAAATTTCGAAACCAGAAGAAAGTGTAACTAGGCGTATCGTTTATAAGTTCACATATAGGGATACTAAACTTGTATGGGATGATGAAAAACGAAAGTTAGTTAATGTATTACATAAAGCTAGCTTTTAACGAATAACAGTGGGATTATTCCCCCTGTTTTATTACAACAGGTAGATACTTATTTACATAAGATATTTCTTTAAACTCAATCTCTTCAATTTTCCTACATAAATAATAATACCCATCCTTCTTAAACACACTATCGCATTTATTTGCAACCTTCCAGTATGCAAGTATTGGTTTATTATTAATTTTAATTCGTCTGATGATACTATATAAGTTGTCGTTTATACTTATCATTTGATTTATATTATTCATATTAGTTTACAGATATTGAATTTACTACACCAATTATTTTATAGGTTACTTTACATTTAGAGTTAGCGGTATCAATGGATTGTAATTTTAATATAATACCATTCATAAATATTCTACTCGCGACAACATCGATTGAACTTTTATTAGTGCCAAATATTACTATTTCATTTTTATTTTCAGTAACACCGATTGATTCTTCACTATCTAAAAATTCACTATCATCATCAACTTCATCATCAAACTTATCATCATACATGATTTTATTACCATCAGGATCACAATATAAATCATACATATACGATATTTTATCTTCATTAGATAATGTCGAAAATATATCGATTTCATCATCATCCCACCAATCACTTACATCATTCATATCTCTCCTATCTATATTTTTTATATAACTCGTTTAGGTATAACATCACATCATTATTTAATTGATAATGATGAACAATATAATATCGCATTAAATTGCCCACAAATGCTATTTCCGTTTCAGACATCCCTACTTTCATCGGCATATCAAATACTTTTGAATGCATTCTAATGGATAATTTCTCTAATAACTTCCATGTATTTGATGTACCAGTGATAATATACCCATTATCCCCTCTACTGAAAAGAATATTAGATAATATGTCATTAGATGTTATGTTAAAGTAATCATCTAATAATGGTTCTTCAACTACATTATGTACGGTGGTATCACAAACTTCATTTACATAAGTAATAATGCTGTTACTCTTGGTTACTAAATCCCAATCGAAAGACTTTGGTTCTGGCAGTAGAGATAAAGTTGTTAGATGATCTTTATTATTTGATTTTATTTCATCTATAACTGAGTTAAAGTCTGCATCTGTATTATATATGGATTGAAATAGTGGGTTCGTTTTATCTATCTCCCCCATATCGACCTCATATTCATCCTGCCAACTCCGATCACTGTACCAGTTTCGGGGCAATTCATCCACTGCTGATTTAAAATAAGTTTCTTTATTTTTTTGTGTTTCTTCATCTTCCATACCTCATCTATAAATATGTGAAACTATCTAAATCTTCTTTTCAATAATCTTTTTTCTATTTTCATTGCTTTTTTCGCATCGGATGCTAAATCCATTTTATTTGGGTGAGTTCGTTGTATGTTCTGATCGATTTTAATAATATCATACACAGCATGCCAAGCGGCAAATACTTTGGTCTGATTGGGTATGAAATATGCTTTCATTAGTTTACCGTTATCATCAGATACAAAGTATTTGCCGTTATTATCAGCAGCAGTTTTAGCTGTAGGATATTCCGACTTAACAAATTTCTTTATTTTATCAAATGTTGGGCTTTTCATATTAATTAATTACCTCAAGAATTTTAGTTGCAGTCACTGAGGAAACTTCATATTCCAACCCTGAACTTTTGAACAACTCATGTATCTTAACTTCTCCATCTGATACTGATACCGCATTAACTAAATATTGCTCTGTTACTTTTTTTGTTGTCTTACCGTTATCGGTAATTACTTTTACTTTTACTGAATACCAATTCATATTATTTGTTATTTGTTATTTGTTTAAAATTTATATTAAATCTGAATTCTAATTCTTTTTCGGTTGATAATCCCAATGATGGTGGTGTGATATTTGGTGGAGAATCAGATGAACAATCAATTACATGATAATGTTCTACGTATTCACCACGGGAATCACACATCATTCCAGCAGATAATATAATCAATTCTACTGGAAAATGTTCTGAGGTAAAGTGATGGACAGGTTTATTTCCTATCTTATGTTTCCAATGATCTTTTAAGTTCGACATGATGTAATATATGAAAAAATACTTGAATAAACAAGCCATTTGTGAATTATTAACAGAACGTTAATAACGTATGTATTGAGAATTTAATTGGTAGGTTGAGATTAAACCTCTTATGTTATCACTTTTGTTACCGTGCCAATAAAGTGCGACCTCTATTGTTAATAACGTATCCACATTCAACACGAATGTATGACAACATCACCGCCTTTTTTAATGAGTGGCTATACTCATATCATTATGGAACTACTCAACTTTCATCTTTCCTCTGACCTTGCGAGCCATTCATCACCGCGAAGTGATTAAGTGCAGAATTCAATCAATTCATTTCTGCCTTGCGAGCTTCTACGAACCTACATTCTCCTAAGAGTGTAGGATTAGGTGATTTGTTTTCCATAACTGTTGAAGTCTTTGCTTTTTTCTATCTATATGATAGTAAGTGATGGATTTGAACCACCGACAATCTGCTTCTGAGGCAAATGCTCTACCAACTGAGCTAACTTACAAAGTTTAAATTCACGAAGGTGTGCTTCAACAGTTGCTTCATACCCTTTTGAGATACAAAATACAACACACCTCATACGTTTCGGATTGCAAATCCTACTGTGCGGTATTTTAAGATTACTACGAATTCTATACGAATCCTTTTACCTTTCATACTGAATGTTCGCCTTATCCCTAGCAAGGAATCAAACTCACACTCTACAACTTATCCTATTCTAACTACATTGATTTAGTTTGTAATGGGGTAAGTTACTACACTTATTAGTTCTCACCGAATGGCTCTGAACGTATCCTTTCTCAAGGGCCCGATTACATCAACTTACTGCTATATCCACCATTTGGTAATGATGGCCTGATTTGAGTATCAGGTAAGATGTTGCTTGTTTAAATGAACTAACGAATTAGCGATGAGATGTGATATATCACCTTTCAAAATCCTTACGGATTTCTATTCTTTATTAAACTATCAACTTATTGTCAGCCTGGCTGTTACACATCGATGATACTTTAATTGGATATCAAACTACCCAATATTATTAAACTCCCATTGGACAGTGGTAATACGTAGATTATCTTCAACCCCGATGCCAAATCGGTGCCTACTACCGAAGTAGGATTAATCATGTATTTAGTTTAATACTTTCAATACTTTCAAAGAACGATTTCTTTACTTATTTAACACCCACAATATACGAAACTTAAATAAGATATCCAAATTTAATATGTTAAATTAATGTTAAATCTTTTTGAGCGGGTGGATGGAACTGACCCACCTTCTTCTAACTGGAAGTTAAACGGGTATTCCCTTAACCCCTCACCCGCATTTATAGTTTCCACAATCATTATCGTTTCAACCGTGCTAATATAAGTATTAAAATTAACTTAACAAAACTTTTGATGTTAAATTAATGTTAAATATTATTTTACTTCACTTTTAATTAAATCAATTATTGATTGATTTTTTTGTAAACCTACAACTACATTCCATAAATTTTTCATGTATGTAATATGTGAATCTTGCATTTTAAATTGAAGTTCATCATCCATATAAAATGGTGTCGTTGAACCTGTGATTAATGCATCTATGACATCGACATCTCTACTTACATCTACTGTAGAATTATTCATTAATTGTTTAAGATATTGTATCTTATTAGGTAAACTTACATTCTCCCACCTCATACTTTCTTCATTATCGATTCAAATGCCATTCTAGTTAACATCCCATTTGGTTTATACTCAAATCCTTCAAACGTAAATGATTTACCTTTAACCTTAGTATATGCTCTTGCTATTTTCCCAGCTGAAAACTTACCAATTTTATCAATAGAACCACCTGATTTTGAAATCAATTCAACAGTATCGTTGGTTTCTTTACCTTGATAGATGATAGCATCTTGATCGTATTTCTTTGCTAACCTAACTGCATTTGATTTAGTTATATTGGGAATGAATAACGATTCTTCAACTACTGGTATCTTCATATCATCAGGACATTTAGAGTAATCAATATCAGCACTCTTACATTCCATCCAATAACCTTTAACTTTAAAGAAACCCAATCCTAATGATCTAACATCAGATTCCAATCGTTTATTTCTTTTTGTGTTATCTGATTTACTATTACCACCACGATATGCGGTGATTATAGAAAAGCTATCAGATGCTTCTTTTTGAGTATGTTGATATACCCTATTTAATGAGGCCTCATTAACTGATGATTTGTTACCGTATTTAATAGCGTATGCTAGGTTCTCTAATGTTACTACTTTCATTTATCATCCTTATTATTTAATTTGAGTGGGCCTTGAGGGACTCGAACCCCCGACCTTTACGTTATGAGCGTACTGCTACTAACCAACTGAGCTAAAGGCCCGATAATATATATTATATAAATACAATATACGAATTCTATTTTATATATCCTAATTTAATTTAATGTTTATTTGAGCGCAAGGTGGGATTCGAACCCACGACCCTTTGGTTGGAAACCAAACGCTCTGACCAACTGAGCTACTCACGCTTATATTATTAACATCTTAGTTATTCCAAATCGGAATATGCGATAACCACCACGTGCAGGTGTGTTAATTTCGGTTATCTGGAGCTGGAGGGATTCGAACCCTCGTCTTATTCAGCACGTCATACAAATTCATTCACAATCATAGTTCATTTTTCTAAATAAACAAAATACCAAAATTATTGATGTGGTTTATAATGTCAACTTTGTAAAAACATTCTCATAACGGATTTCCACTATCCTACTACACTTTAAGGTAGTTAGCACCCACTTATAACTTTCTGTTTCTAGGTAGTTATCACCCATCGGCTACGCTGCTAGAGCGAACTCACCACCTACGAAAGACATTGCATCTTCGAAGGTAAAATCTGACTTTTCGTCGTTTAACTATTATCACCATAGATTATAGAGATAGATGACATTTCTCTGATTGCACTCACATAAACTAGATCTGCTAATCAATTCCAAGTCAGCCCCAATTATTATAAACAATCGTTATTGTTTAATTCTTCCTAATTTTATTTCAATCTCTGCTCGTTTGCCGAGTTGTTTAATACCCTCAATTGGGTATTTACAGTGGACAAAGTTATCCTCTGATAAGTATGGTGATAAATCTAAATCATCAATAGCAACCCATTGATCTGGTCTATGTAGACTAACCCATTCTAGAATTTCTTGTGCTCTATTAGATTTATAATCACCATATCCTATTATTTTAGTATATCCAATAATAGTATCTTCACCATAAAGAATTCCAGCTGCTACAAAAATATCTCTCATAACCTGTAACGAATAATGCTTTCTCCAATCTGAACTAATAACTACTCTAGCATCAGTTGATAAAATTGCATTATTTAACGTTATCATTCCTTTTTGAGAAAATGGTTTTGCATCCCAATCATTATCTTTAGGAAATGCTTGATCATTTACCTTTTGGTAATCGGGAACCATAACACCATCAATATCTAAAAATATTATCTTCATATCTATTAATTTAAAAAAGTGGAGCCTAGGGGATTCGAACCCCTGACATCTGAATTGCAAATCCAGTGCTCTGGCCAACTGAGCTAAGACCCCATTAAACGGTTTCATTTCGCGTTATATCATAATACCAGCGAATCGGTAAAATGAATCTGAATCAGGTGAATCTTCTATAACTACTTATTCAGATTGCATATATGTGGATTATTCCTTTCATATGTATACCCATCATATTATTAACTATATAAGATTATATATTATATAGGTTATCTATGTTGTTAATTATAGTTGATTCTTAACACCGTTAAAAACCTTATCATTATTTTTGTAGTGCCCCGAACGGGATTCGAACCCGTACCCCCATCACTGAGGACTGAATTTTAAGTCCAGCGTGTCTACCAATTTCACCATCGAGGCATTTAATCATACTTAACGGAATGGTGCAAATCTTATAAATTTACCATTCTCATGCATTATTTCATCTAAACTACCATCGGTATCATAGTATAGTAATCGTTGATTTATTAGAAACACTATAATCCACGTAATCTCTAATTATTCTCCATTCTTCCATAGTTTTATAAAAGTATACACTCATTTTTCAACCTATTGAGTGTAGTATAATAGATATAATATGTCTATTAGGAATCTTATACTATGGTAGGAAGCCTAATACTAACAATTTATATTCTATCTTTATTTAGTGTTATTAAGCTCTTACATTACTCGAACGTGCTTAATACTCCACAAGGTCATAGGTTTAACCTTTAATTAAATATCATAATTGTTGAATTAATTTTTATAAAAAACTTACAACGACCACTTCGGGTCTTTCGGGGTTTCTAAAAATAACTGGTGTTGGTGATAAACCCTTATCAAATTCCAACTTCTTTTAGCTTCACTTATAGTCATTATAAGTTTAGTTGCGGGGATAGGATTCGAACCTACGTCATTCGGCTTATGAGACCGAGCTGGAGCCTCTCCAGTCCACCCCGCAATTTTATTGTATTTTAGTACGCCCAGCGAGACTCGAACTCACAACTATTGCTTTAGAAAAACAATGCTCTATCCAGTTGAACTATGGGCGCATATGTAATCATTAATATAAAAAAACACATCAGAGGCTTTTGGGCCCTATCTCAATGCTGTATATTCATCGTTTTATCTCCCGATTCCCAAACTCAACAGCTCATTTTCAAACGAAGGGTTTTCGCATGATGTGTTTCTTTTGCTCTCACTCTTAATCTGCTCTTACAATATACGGATAATATTTCGATAATCCTAATTTATTTCAATAATTCCATCGTAGCGTATGGTAAATTCTCGTGATATCCTTTTTCTGATATACCATATTTATGTGTTAACTTCCACTTCCCAGCTGGAATTTCTACAATATTAAATTGTGAAGTTATCTACAGTGGTAATCCGCTGCATGAGTAGCGATTTGCTTTACTGGTTTAATATTCACCTTATATCCCAAACCTTCTGCCCAACCTTTCGTTGCTGGAACTAATCTTTGAGAGAAGTGCTTTTTATCACCATTGTAATCGAAATCCAATTCAACCTTTACACTTTTGATTTGAGAAGTAAACCATTCAGCTACTTCAATAGTCAATACAGTTTCTTTGTATAATTTAGTAAACTTATCTTTAATTCTAGGTACTTTTTCTTTCCAAAATATGTAATGAACTCCACGTGTGGAATATCTGTAAGCAATCACAGTAACGTATGTGGTTAGATGTCCACTGCTTTGTGAATCTGTACCGATATGTATTTCTACATCAGGGTTTTTTTTGATTACATCCAAAGTGTGTTTAATTACATCTACTTTTTCACCGTTTACTTTTTTGAAAACTTTCATTATTACATATATTACTTGTTTATATTAGAGGTATAGATTGGATTCGAACCAATGAATAACGGGGTTGCAACCCGCCCCTTTAGACCACTTGGGTACTATACCATAATTTTAAATCAATCTGTTAAGTACTTCGGACAATTTAATGTACAATCTTCCGCTTTGATTTAAATATTTGAGCCGTAACGGGGATTCGAACCCCAAGCAACTAGCATAAGCGCTTACACCTTACCCTTCCAAAAGTTACGGCATTTTGGGTGAAAAGTCAGACTCGAACTGACGACCTCTTGATTCACAGTCAAGCACTCTAACCAACTGAGCTATAATCACCATAATTACTTAGTACATATAACTTATTACAATTAACGTATAAATTGTTAAAAATACAAGTATACCTATAGTATCTAAGTTCTCTTTTATTAATTTCTTCATTACATCTCCGTATTAAAATTAAGTGGGTATAATGAGACTCGAACTCATAACCTTCACCGTATCAGGGTGATGCTCTAACCAATTGAGCTATATACCCATACTTATCAAACTTCTAAGATTTTATATGTTATTTAATTTATGTTGCTCCCCCAATAGGATTCGAACCTATGACCCTCACCTTAACAGGGTGCCGCTCTAACCAACTGAGCTACGGGGGAATGTTATAGTTCTGAATCAACAGAATGAAATAAAGATACGGTTATTTGATATCATATCCTAATTTTCTATGTTACCAAATTGTTAATAATTGCACAAGTGAAAGGTATCGAACCCCCATCTACGGGTTTGGAATCCGTAATCTTAGCCATTAGACGACACTTGTGTATTTTATATTGTGGTGCTGGGTGGGATCGAACCACCGACCACTAGATCTTCAATCTAGCACTCTACCGCTGAGTTACAACACCTTAGAGGTTCCAATCAGGATCGAACTGATTTCTAATCTTTACAAGAGATTTATTTTATGCCTTCTAAACTATGGAACCGATTTTAAATATAGTTGCCCCCCAAGGATTCGAACCTCAATTCTCTGGCTCAAAACCAGGCATCCTGCCAATTAGATGAGGGGGCAATATTGAAATAGATAAATTATAATTGATGTTAGTCACCACTCTAAAGGATAATCGTTAATATTTTCATCAATCTTATTGGATAGTGATGGGTAGCTTCCTATTTACATGACTTGTGTATAACCCCAACCTATTTTGCCTATCCATTCTACCCGATACGTAGTGTTTTACCACATCTATTTCAAGTTTTTATGAAGTAATATTATATTACAATTGCACACCTGGAGAGACTCGAACTCCCAACTCTCTGCTTCGAAGGCAGACACTCTATCCAATTGAGTTACAGATGCGTTTACTAATATCGTCGGGTTGGTGAGAGTCGAACTCACTACGCCATGACTCCAAATCATAGCCGATACCCCATTCGTCAACCCGATATCAAAATAAAACAAACCCCCATCCAAATTTCAGTGGAATACTTGTAAGGGATTGGCGGGTACTTATACCACAAAACATCTTACGCCTACCTCTACAATAAACACAACTGCTGATACAGTTTATACCCCTCTCCTACCAACTTAATGTTAAGGTCTCAAACGTAAGTGTTGTTTATCTTCAAGTGGGATTTTGTTTTATTGTGGGCCTCGGTGGATTCGAACCACTCCCCGTAAAGGACCAGATTTACAGTCTGGCTGCTGAATCCAATCAACTTTCGATGCCCATATTTTTAATAATTGTACTCCTAACTGGATTCGAACCAATGGCCTATTCCATGTAAAAGAATTGCTCTAACCAACTGAGCTATAGAAGTAAGTTGAACACCATGTATTATCCAGCTGAGATGTTCATTGTTGTCCTCAATACAAATTACTATCGTGTCTATCCAAAAAGGAGCCGACTCAGCCTATTTGTAAAAAGTTAGGAATAGATCAGTGAGAAGCCTATAATTTATCTCTTAATTCTTAGACAGATGATCAATCTGGTGGCAATTCATCCAACCACTTTTCACTATAAGGAACTACCCTATTTCTCATCATGTGTGACACACTAGCCTAGTAGTTAACTAAATTTACAATCTTAGTTGGCCCGTATTTTAATAATGTTCCTTAATTAAGGAACATTTAATTGGTGAGGGTGGGCCAGTAGGTTTTATTCTAGCTATCAACTATCTCCCAGATATATTACGTAATTCTATCCGATTCTTCAAGCTTCTCATGCTACCTACCTGTAAGTGCTACTTACACACCCCCATATATTTTAATAGTACCTCTAGAGAGATTCGAACCCACACACCATGTTTCAGATACTGGAATTTAAACCCAGCGCGTATAACCATTTCGCCACAGGAGCATTTAAAAAGAGAATTTCACGTCACATCCGCATGGCATCTAATCAGCCCCCTC